CAAGGATTGCCTTGTCGTGGTCTTGAGCGCCTTTGACCATGCCTGCTTCGGCTTCGGCCATTTGAGCTTGGGTCTGCATAGCAACTTGCTCGGTGCGGAACTCTTCGACTTTCTGCTGGGCGAGGAAACCTTCTTTGGCCATGGCTAGATCACGCTCATTGGCCAGACGTGCCAGCTCCTGCTCGTGTTTTTGGTCTTGCTTGGCTTGGAAAAAATCCAGCAGTTTGGGCAAGCCGGAAATCAGCAAGCCGCCTAGGGTTGAAATCAGAGATAGCATGTCAGCTCCTTACTTTGCCATTGGGTTGGTGGTTGCACGCTTGAGGGCGTTCATTTCTGTGCGCAGGTTTGACACTGCACTGTCGATTTCGTTTTTCAGCTGCGAGAGTTTGGCGTTTACTTCGCGCCCCTGGGCGTCCAGCACGGCCTTGGTCTCAGCAGCGGAACCTCTGGATACCGCACTGGTTTCACGGGCCAGGGCGATAGCATCAGATGCCTTCTCGGCAATACGCACGGCCTGCTCAGCAGTGGCCAGCTGTCGCTCTTTGACTGACTTCATCTCAATCTCAAGGCGCTTGGCCAGCTCGCGCAACTCCGTGTCGTCGTACGGAACGGCGGACTCCACGGCGTCAATGGTTGCCTGCATCTTATTGAAAAATGTGATCCCCGCATAGGCTGACCCGCCAATCACAGGCAGTGCGGTCAGGATCAATCCAAGAATCATCTGTGGTGATAAGGTCAAGGAGAAAGTTTTGCTGTCTTCGGATGTCATCTGGAAGCTCCTGTTTGAATGTAAGGGTCTCGACAATTGTCGGCTGTTTTGGCATCGCGCCGATCAGCTCAAGTCTTCGTATAGTCAACGCCTGCTTCGCACCATTCTTTGCAGACGGAGCTGGAGCAGAGCTGGCCGGTGATGGGGCAGCGGAAGTTTCCGAGCTTGTTTGGCTCTGGGACGAGGACCCGGTGCTGCTGGGCGATGGTGTTTCCGATGGCGTCTCCGCAGTCGTCGTCGGCACAGTCACTACCGGCACATTTACAGTGACGCTCGGCATGACGGGGACAGTAGTGGCCGATACAGGAGAGGCAGGATTCACAGGACTTATCGGGCTGACCGGCGAGAGCACGTTTGTCGGGTTGGTTACCGACTTCACGCAGGTGTCGGACGACGTCACCCACGAGCCCCACACAGGCTGCCCATACGGATTTGGGCATGTGCTCGTCATTGTTTGCGTGATGCTGCCAGTGTACCCTGCTTGGCACGACAGGGTCTGGCTTTGCGTGCTGACCTGGCAGGTTGGTGGGTTCCATCGGCAAGTGTCCTGTGTTAGCGTCCATTGCCCCCAGACTGGCTGGCCGTAGGGGTCCGGGCAGGTGCTGGTGCGCGTGTAGGTTTTGCTGCCGGTTTGGTTTTCGAGGCAGGCTTCTTGGCGCGTTTCGCTGCTTGCTTGGCAAGTTTGTGCTGGAACACCTGAACAGAATAGTCGTTGCCATTCAATGCTGTACGCACCAGGCTGACATGCCCAGCAGCTGGTGTTTGCGACACAGTAGCTTTGCCCTGTTGTCGTAGTGAACCAACCAGTCGTGCAATAGCATCCTTGAGCCAGCGCATTACCAGCCCCCAGCGTCAGCAGTAGCAGCAGGAACTTTGCCATAGAGCTTCTTGAACCGTTCAGGGTACAACTGCACCCATGCTGCGCGGGCAGCGTCTCCAATTGAGCCACCGATTGGGCATGGCGAGCCAGACATTTCCATGGCCTCCCAGACGCGAATGTCTGCGCACAGGATGGCCACGGCACCGACCTTCAGACCCTGGTTGGACAGCTCCCTGGCCAGCTTGATGCGCTCGCAGTTGCTGTCTGTGATGGTCGTGCCACCGGCCACACCGATCACTGTGGAGCTGACAGCGCCAGACACTGGCACCGCGCAGATGTCGTTTCCCATCGCTGTGACTGCAGGGGCCATGGCCGTTGGTGGCGGCTGGCCCTTGTAGTTGATCGTGGTGTCCTGCGCATACACGGCAGCAGGGATGAGCAGTGCGATGAGCAGGCGTTTCATGTCAGCCCTTCAGATGGCCAGCGACCCAAGACACAGCAGCCCCGGCGAATGAGGCAATCGTCATGCCCATCCAGAACCCGCCCTTGGACTTGTTGGCCAGCTCCAGGAGCTCGGCGATCTGCGACTCCATCTTGTCGATCTTCTTGTCCATGTTCTGCACGCGCTCCCAGAGCACGCCGTACTTCACGGGGTCAATTTCAGTCGGCTCCATTTATCACTCCGGTGTGTCAGCAGGCTCAGGCGTGTTGCCCTCGGCCAGCCATTTCAGGTACTCTTGGTAGTCTGTGTTGGCAGGGTCGAAGGGGATTGCTGCGCCATCCGCAACTCGCTCAAGACTTTCAACCAAGCCCCAAGGTGTGTCTGTTTTGTTAATCTTGTACATTCTTGGCCCCTTATAGTTCAGCAGAACAATCAACAAATCCAGAGGGTTGCACAAATTCTGAAGCCGTCAAGCCGTTGCCGCCCATTGCCGCTGACATGTTGTAGTCCAAGCTGCGGACATAAATAGAAGAATTGTTGTTGGCAATCGATGAAACAGCTCTCTGCACAACACCGTCCCAAACGTCAATGTTTGCGTAGCTGACAGTCGGCGTTGCCCTCATCTGAACGGGGTGCGGACGCGATACCCGATACACGGTGGCCCCTGTGTTTGATGTTCCTTTAGCCCCTGTTGACTCACTGTTGTACGGCGCGGATTGGCCCATATAGTTAACCTGACGGTAGTAATACCGCTGACACATAATCAGCTCACGCCCGTAGTCCCTGCGCTCAAACGGGGTTGCTACGCTGCCAGCTTCAAGCTGTACGCCTGTGATGTTCATTGTTGCGCCATTGGTAGCAATCAGGTTTGTTGCCCCAGTTACGGACGCAAAGTTACCTGTTACCCAAGCGTTTGCTGTACCGCTGAAAGTAGACCCGACACCCAAAGCAAACTGGACAATAACGTACAAGCTGTTGCCAGTAGGGGCTGTGTTGGAAAACGTGTCGCCAGAAACCGTGATGGTTTTTTGTTCCCACGTATTTGCTGCGCTGATGGAATAACTGAACGGGTAAGTGCGCCCTGTACTGGCTGGAAAGTAAAACGAACCGCCGAACGTGCCCGTCAAAGAACTGCGAACCCAAAAGGACAACGTAACTGCTTGTGCAGATGATGTGCCCCAGCCCATGTCAGACATATTAAACGCTTCAATACGTTGCTGAAACGTCTGGTAATCGCCTGACGAAACTGTGTACGCAGAAGTGGATGTAATGAGCGTTGAGTTTGTAAAACCAGCAGGAGCGATGGTTGATTGTTGAACGCTAAATTTAGAGGCTGTCGATACGTTCGCCAACCATCTGTCCAGCGTATAAGCATTGGCCGTAGGAGTCACACCCGCCCCAGCATTACGCTGGTCAATCCGCATGTCACCGTTGATGATGCGGTTGCGGAAGCCCATAGAGCCACCGCTGTCATATGCAGAGGCCAGCTCTGCTAATTCTCTTGAGCGTGTCATTGTGTGATTCCTTCTAATTGTGCATCAGTTGGTCGTACCAGTGTTGGGTGGTTCCACTCTTTGATGTAGTCACCTTTGCCATCGCTGTCGTTTTGCAGACGGATGATGGCCATGAAGTCACTGTCTGTGAGTTCAGGGTAAATGGCTTTGATTTTGTCGTAGAGTGTCATCATGCTGCCCTCACAAGAGATGCGTTCATATATGTCCAAATGTACCCTGTGATAGTTCCCAAAGGATTTGTTGTAGCTCCGTTATGATCGCTATACAATTCAATGAAATCTGTTGATCCGTTCATGTAAACCAAGCATGAGATATTAGCTAGAACCCAGTTCCCGTTGTTTGGCTGTATTCCTGAAGCGGCAAACAGTGACCCATTTTTGTATATATATGCGTTTGCATAACTGGACGACCAGCCAGAACTTCCCAATGTAATGTTGGCATTAATTTGGTAGTACCCAGATACATTTGGTGTAAAGCGATAACTTGTGGTTGAATCAAAACAGTTTGAAGTATCAAATAATTCAGCGTCAAGTTGAATTTTTGTTGTTGTAGCGTTTGAAAGATTTTGCGATGATGCTGAATAAGCACTAAACGCAGGCCCACTAGCTGTCATCTTAGTAGCCAGCGCAGCATCCACCTGAGCTTGTGTGTAAGTGTTAGCAACATCGAACGTAGTGAAGGCATCAATGACCACTTCGTCATTTAAAGCAGCAGCAACGGACAGCACAACACTTGTGCCCGTAGAGGCAGTGTAGTCATCACCGGGACGAAGACGGACACCGTTCAATGTGACGATGATGGAGCCAACTGTATATGACAAAGACACACCGTTAGCATCGTTGCCAGAGAAGGTTGTTTGACCGGCAGTGGCTACGTACTCGTAGGTGACAAGGATGGCTTGAGAGGCTGAAGAAGCCTTAATCCAAGAGCTTCCATCGTATGCCCACATGCCCTTGTCGTCTTCGACAACTGTCCCGTCATTGAAATAGAGCGCACCAGCAATAAGAGCATTCCCATCGTTGTCCAACGTAGGAGCTGTGCTCTTGCTTCCCAGATAGCGGTCGTCAAAGTTGTCTAGTAGGGCAGCAGCAGAAGCAGCAGAAGCAGCAGCTGCACTGGCAGAGCTGGCAGAAGCTGTAGCAGAAGTCGCAGCATCCGTGGCAGAACCTGCGGCGTTTGTCTCGCTGGCGGCTGCTGCGGTTGCACTGTTTGCTGCGTTTGTGGCGCTGGTGCTGGCTGCACTGGCAGAACTGGCCGCATTGGTTGCAGAAGTGCTGGCACTCGAAGCAGAGCTGGCGGCAGCAGTCGCAGAGGACGCGGCAGCTGTTGCCGAGGTGGCAGCATTCGTCTCAGACGCCGAGGCGTTGGTCGCAGAGGTGTCGGCAGCACTTGCGCTCGTGGAAGCCGCAGACGCCGAGGTGCTGGCACTCGAGGCCGAGCTGGCAGCGTTGGCGGCCGATGTTGCGGCTGCGGCTGCTGACAGCGCCGCAGCGTCCGCATTCTCTTCAGCGTTTTGAATGTCGACGATATTGTCGGCCACAGTATTCACATCTGCGATCGAAGTCGCCACGGTGTCAATGTTGTCCGCACTGTCCGCCAAACGGATCAAATCGGCTACCAGGGCGTCCGCATCCGCGGTGCTGGTCTCTGGCAACTTAGCCGATCGGTCCACGGCATCCTGTAGCTGCTGGGCCACCATCGTCAGTCGATCCAGCGCACGCTCATGGGTTTCGGCGGGGAACGAGTCGCCAGTGATGTAGTCCACCTCTTGGGTGATTTCAACTGAGCGATAGATCACTAGGCGAGAGCCAGTGACAGGTGCGACAGTGCACGTAACTGTGCCACCGGCGTCATCGTCAGCACCAGCAACGGTGTAGTCTGTACCCAACACCAAGGTTGTCTCGGTGCCGTCAGCAGCCACGCGAATGACCACTAGGTCGGCGTTTTGCAGGAAACGATAAGGGAAGCTGAAAGCAACGGTCACGCCGTTGCCGTTGTAGGAGATCCGCGAGGCGGTGGTGCTGATGGTCATTGGTCAGTCCTTATCGGCTGAAGAAGGTCACGGGTTCTTGGGGCTGCTCTTCCACCCCCAAAGCCTCACGGGTGCCTGATAGGCCGGATTGTACAAGCCAACCGTGGATTTGGCGAGCCTGCATTGCGGCCTTGGCCGGGTCGGTGACTTTTTCAAGCAGCATCGCCGTTTTCTCAGGATCATTGAGCGCGTCCATGAGGAAAGCACGGGCGCTTTTGGCGGGTAGTTTGGTCAGCACGGTCTCAGCGAATCGGGCACCGGCACCATGAATCACCAGAGACGGGGTCTTCGAGCCCATGGCTTTGGCACCAGCGCCTGCCACTGTGGAGCCGATCATGCGACTGAGGGTACTCAAAGCGGCGTCACCCAAGCCGAGATTGACGTCGACAGCGGTGCCCGACGTTTGGGAGCGCGAAATCGAGTCTGCGGCGTCCATCAGCTTGCTGATGTTTTTGACCTGCTTGGCGTCGATAACCTTGTTCTCTTGGAGCACTTGGATCGGGGACTTCTGGCCAGGCACGCTCGGGGTAAACAGCAGACTGCGGAACTGCTCCAGATTCAAAACACCATTCTTGTCGGTAGACCGGCGGATTGCGGCATCGAAGACCGACGCACGCAGACCGTCGATGGCTTGCTGAGGCTCGACGCCGATGACACCACCACGAGGCTTGTAGCCCGGCTTGGCGATGTTGATCAGATCGACCAAGTCCTTTTCCTGGGTGTTCGACAGCAGTGCCCGGCTGGCCATGGTCACAGGGTCGGACGCCAGCATCTTACCGAATGCTTTTTGCTTCTCGATGATGTTGATTTGACCCTTGGCCAAGGTCTCCAGACGCTGGCGAGCAGCCTCGGACATGGAGGCCGACTGCAGATCGCGCTTGACCTCCGGGAACCGCTTCATCAGTGCGGCATTGTCCCGCATGAACTTGGCGATTTTGGCAGGGTCAGCCTTGCCGGTCAGTGGGTCCACGGTATCGGCGGCGGCCAGTCGGAACATGCGTTCCTGGGCGTCCATCATCTCTTTGGCTGCAGTGTCGTCAGCCAGACCACGGATTTGCATGAACCGGGTGGCTTCCTCCAGCTCCTGCATCTGGATGAACCCTGCTTCCTTGCCGGTGGCTAATGCCTTGCGCAGCATAAGCTCAGGAGCCATGCGATCACCAAAACGACCGGTGGCGGTAGCGCGACCGGCGAAGCTACGGGTGAACACGTCATTGAACTCCCGCGAGAACGCACGGGCTTCGTCGTAGGCCACATCACCCGACTCGCGGAATGCCGCATCCATGTCGTCCAGCACAGACTCGGCCAGGTCACTGTAAATCCGGGCTTGACCGTACTCGCCATTGTTCGTCGAGGTGCGTGCAAGATCCAACAACTCAGTGCGCAACTGTCGCATTTCCCCAACATTCGTACCAACTGGCTCGGGTTTACCCCTAACCATGTTCAAGTGCTCCGGCAGGATGATCAGCGACTGTTCGCCTTCACGAGGTGCGCCAACACGGGCCAAGAACTTGCGAACGATGTCCGGGGTCTTCTGGTCACGCACCTCGGGTAGCAGCTTGGCGATTTCCTCATCCAGTGTTTGCTGCAGGTTGTCGAAACCGACTCGGCGGGTGCCGTCAACCTTATCCCACATGCCCTTTTCGGCCTTGCGGGAAGACGAGATTGCCTCGTCCAGCGCATTGCGAGCTTGCAGGCTGATCTTGACCCGGGCGTCTGGGGTGTCGATGGTCATACCACGGGCAAACACCTGAGCCAGGTCGGTGGCGGCATCCACACGGCCCTGGATCAGTGTGCGGAAGTAAACCGATTTGGCCTGGGCCGCAGCCTGCAGGGCAGCCGGGTCACCGGTGCTGCTCAAAAGAGTGATCATGCCGCGCAGAGAGTCCATACCGTCGCGGGCTTTTTGAGCAGCTTCGGCGCCAAACTTCTGGCTGTGCTTGGTCAGGAAGTCCTCCATTGCTGACAAAGCCATGGACCCCGACTTCTGGGCAGCGGTCTGATCGGTACCCACGACACCTTGAGCACGCAGCACCCGGGCAACGATTGTCGGGTCTTCACCTGTGGCACGGAACATTTCCTGCAGCGCTTTGGCAGCGGCTGTTTCTTGACCAGCGGGAGACAGCGACATGATGGCTTGCTTGCCGAGCTTGAGACCGTAACCCGCAGCACTCACGGCCAAACGGGTAGGGTTGAGTACGCCTGCGGTCATCTCAACATTGACTCGGGCTGCTTCATTGCCAGGCAGGAACGTTTCAGACAGATACGCACCAGTTGCACTCGAGAGTGCAGCAGAGGCCTCAGACACTGCCGTCACGATGGGGTGAGTCTTGGCAGTGTCGATAATCTGGTTGAGGAAGTTCCCCACCATCGACTTACCCTCTTGCATGCCGACACCACCAAAGCGGAAGCCACTTGTCGCCGCGGCATAAGGGGCAGCAGCAAAAGCAGCAGAGCCGCCCAAAGACTGACCGAAGTAGCCAGCAGGACGCTGCTCAGGGGGAAGTTGTTCAGGAGTACGCAGACCCAACCCAGACGCCGCTTCACCGCCAGCCCACAGACCGTAGGCTGCGCCACCCAGACCGCCAAGGACAGGCATCGCTGGCGCCAATGGGCCAGCGAATGGGGCGGCCATGGCACCGAGCTGGGTGCCTGCCATCGCGCCGCCGATGACCCCGACAGACTCCAAAGCACCCCGGGCGCCGGTTTCAGCGACAACACCAGCTTGAGTACCAAGGGACGGGGTTTTGTCTGCCGTCGGAAACTCGTCAAACGTGTTGGCGTTTGGGGATTGCACCCCGGCTTCAGGAAACGCGCTGAAGTCGTTTTTTGGATCTGACATGCTTATCTCCCGGGCACCACACGTACCACACCGTTCGGATCGATGAACTCACTACCAGGTGCGAGTTTACGCGCTTCTTCGACGGATTTGACACGGGGTGGTACACCCATCGATGCTCGGAAGTTGGTGATCGTGGCAATCACGTCCATCGCAGCCTTGCGCTTGTCAAGAGTGATTTCAGGGTTTGTCAGGTCTTTTTTGGCATCCTCGGCACGTTTGGCAAGGGCCTCATCAATACCGATCAGACGTTGACCATAGGCCACAGGGTTGTCAAAGGCTTGGCCCGACAGCGACACTTCCTTCTCAATGGACTGCATCTCGCTGGCCAGATAGCGACCAGACTGACTTAGAGCGCGGATCAGGTCACGACTTTGGGTCTCGACGTACTGACGATCTGTGGCGTATTGCCCGCCGCCGCCAATTGCTTCACCGAGAACCGGGACGCGACCTGCAACCTCCATAGCCGTAGGTACCACACCCGTCACATTGCTACGGCGGCTCCAGATTGTCTGGGCGCCAGGGGCAGGGGGCGCAGATGTCGGGGTAGCAGCTGGCGCAGCAGGGGCCGCAGCAGGTTGCCCGGCAGGAGTCGCAGCAGGAGCTTCACTGGTGACAGACCCACGGATCGGGGTAGGTTGACTCATAGACGCGGCAGGTGCGCCGGACATGCCACCAGCATAGATGCGACCACCCCGGCTCATGGCTTGCTGCACGAAGCTAGGTACCTGCGGTGCGATGCGAGTCCATTGTCCGGTGTTCGGGTCTTGTTTTTCGATTGGCTTGTACGCCTCGGTAACCGATGCCTCATAGCGACGGGCTTCATCGGGGGACAACATCCCGTTGGCATACGCCACGGCGTTGGTGGTGACGTAGTCCAGAGCCATGCCTTGCATCGAGTTGCCGAACATGCCAGGCATGCCCATGATTTGGGTGACTTGGGAAGGAGATGCGGGTTTACCCTGAACCAGCTCCAGTTCCACGATCTTGTCGGCGGCGGTGTACTCGGACTTTTTGGCAGGAAGCATGCGCACACGCAGCTGCTCTTCGGGCGTCAAATTACGCTTGAGGATCGAGGTCCACTGAGCGATGTTTTGGTTTTGCGTAGCGACCTCTACCTCTTTTTTGGCAGAGTCGACGGCGATGTCCATGGTCAGCGCACGAGAGGTGTCGGCGTCTAACATGCCCCCAACATTGGGGTCTTGGAGGAGCTTTTGCGCCTCGGTGAAGTTGCCGCGCTGCAGCAGACCTTTGATTGCACCATTGGCGATGCGGGCGCGACCTACATTGCGGAACTTGTCGTACTGGTCTTGGCTGATACTGCCTTGCAACTTGCTCAATTCGCTGTCGAACTGAGCGAATGCGTTGGTCATCTGGTCAGGAGCCAGAGTCGCAGTGATCGCGTTCTTGTTGGCAAGTTTGTCAGCGGTATCGCCAATCAAAGCGTACTGCGCCTTGATTTGGGCACCCATGGCCGACTTGGTGTATTGACCCAGCTGATTCTCGAGGTGGGCGCGAAGCTCGGCCCGGCTGGCAGAGCTGCCACGGTGCTGTTGGATCGCCTGATCCATGCGCTGGCGCAGGGCACCCGTGTAATTGTCCACGGTCTCTTTGCTGGCGATACTGCCGTCAGCCTGCACTGCTTCCAGATCGGTGATCGCCGCCTGGTCAAACGAGTTCATGAGCTGCACCCGACCAATCACCTCTTCGCGGCGCTGACGGTTGTCTTCAATTTGGCCAAGGGTATTGCCAAAATCAGCAACAGCTCTGCCGATGGATGCGCCGAATGCTTCGCCGCTTGCGCGTTGGGAGGATGCGACTGTTTGTTGGGTGTATAGATTCAGTTTCGGCATTATTAGCCCCCGTATGACGATTTTTCAGCTGCCTTGAGTAAGGACGTTCCGGCTTTGAAGTAGCCCGCAGTTCTTGCGGCTCGGCCCTGCATCATTGCCAACGTCGATTCACGCTCACCACTGTACAGTGTGTTGAGTGCGTCAATCTCAGCGTTGGCTGCAGACTCGGCAAGGACGGTCAAAGGGGTGCCTTCAAACGACGCCCCGGATTTCGAGATCCCAGCACGGATTGAACCAATCTGTGCTTTCGCCTGCTCTCTTTGAGCATTCGATTTGGCCAGGGACTCAGCCCTCGCGGTTTCGGCGTTGTATTTGGCTGCCTCGTATTCCGATTCACCCGCCTTCGCGTAACCGATGGCTTCAAAAATGAAAGACATTATGTGATCCTCGCGTAGAGCTTCATGTCGGCGCCGTCTGGTCGGTACGCCCTCATCAACCCCTCAAATTCAAATCCTAACATTTTCATCCACCTGTCACCCGCCTCAAAGCCAACGTCGACCGTTGCTTCGACTCGGCGAATACCACAGGTTACCAAAAACCTGTGGACAGCTCTGTGGATTTTATGAAAATGCGAGCCTGCCGATTGTGCCAGCAGAACAAGCGCCAATGCCCGATTGTCCCACTGCGGCGCAATAACAGCAATCCCCAGTATTTCACCGTCTTGGTCAAATGTCCACGCCAAGCCCGATTCCGACAACGATGTCAGGTCCGCGGTGATCTCAGGCGCCCCACCCATGTAAGCCTGGGCCTGTTGAATGCTCACCTTGGCGGTGTCACCCAAGACCCAAGGTCTAACGATCATAGGTGGTCACCTGGGGCATCAACGCCACAATCGTGCAAGGCAGCGGCAGACGGTGCTGGATGGTGATCTGGGGTGAGTTTTGGTACTCTCCTGGCCAAGGCAAAATCGATGTGTCACCCGTGAACAGCGGAACACCCTCGTCCATCAAATCGCCGGTCCGGCGGGGGTGATACTCGTCCATTGTCGTGGTGTTCGGACCGTACCAGAGACCAGCCCCAGTTTCAAACAATCGCAGCACGATTTCGTGGATTCGCATTGTCTTACCCTGGGCCACACCATCCGCAGCACCCGCCTCCAGAGGCATAGTCTTCAGAGTGGCGGTGTAAGGCAACCCGACAACGATCACAGAGCCTGTACGGTTGAGGGTGATCTCACCAGACGTCACCGTGCGGTTGGGGTGCACAGACCCATCAACCAGTACGGCAACTTCTTCACCTTCTAGGTGGTCAAGACCCGTTACCGTGTCGATCGGTGTCCCGTCATAGGTCAACCCACTGTCAACGTAGAACGATTGGGAACCGGTGAGGTATTTCTCGATGTACTCAACATACCGAACCGTGGCACCGTCAACTGTGCGCTTGATTACCATGAACATCACGTCCTGGTCACCATCCCAGTGGGGGATCGATACAACGGACTCAACGTCTCCGCCAAGCTCGTGCTGGTGCCAGCCGACAACATCCTCAGCTCGTTCATAGGTCATACCCACCAGCGCACCGTCAGCACGGGGCGCCCAGACAATCTGACCAGGCTCCTGTTGGTACGACAGGTCAATGAAACCGGTTTCGCTGATGTGCTCCGCCAATACGTTCATGTTGGGAGCCACAAACGAATCGGTTTCAAAGTTGTACACGTACTCGCGCAACTTGCGCCCGGCACGCTGCACAAACAGGATTGAGCTGGCCACACGCAGAGGGCGAATGTTGGCCGCGTTGCCGTAGGTTGTTTGAGGTGTGATCTTGACGTTGGTCGGCGTCACGGGGTCAGAGATGGACGAGGCGCTCAACGTGAACTCACCAGCAGACGTACCGATAGCCAACACCTTTGTCGGGGACAACCACTGGATGGTGTTCATGTCCTGAGTGTTGATCGTGTAGTTCAGCGCGTCGTCGTCATTGGTACCGTATTGATGGTTCTCGTAGTCTCCACTGGTGGATGCCCAAAGAGTCTGGGGTTTCCAAGCGGAGCCGCCGAACCATAGCCGGTCTTCGTAGAACGTGACAGAGCGAGGATACCCGCGACGGGCAGACCATGCACCTTCAGCCCACTTTTTGGTTGCCGAGGTGGCCGAGTTTGGCAGCCGAGAAACAACTGTGGCGCTGACCTGGGTGGCGCTGGTGTAGGCTGTCACTTGGGCGTAGCCCGCACCGTCGTACAGGAACGTCCAGGTCACCACGCCGTCACTCTCAGTACCTTCGGTGTGGATCGGGGGACGCGTGCCGGTTGTGCCAGTGCTGGTGGCTTGGTATACATTCCCGTCGTAGTGACGGACGTTACCAGACGTAACTGCAGTGTTGGTCAGCCACTGGTCGTACTTTGATTCCACGATTTCGGAGAACTTGAAATACGAACCAACATCTGCCGACACAAAGGTAGACGCCGAAGCGGTGATTGTGATGCTACCGCTGACGCCGGAAGCTGTCAGCGTGGTGGCGCTCAGATTCTCATCACTGAACGGAGGCCAGTCAAACGTGACGGCGGTCATTGTCCAGTTGGTCGCGGCGTAGCGTGCCAACTTGTAGGGCGGGTGATTGGGGTGAGAGATGTAGATGACGTCTGCCGACTGGGCGTAGTCCAGGTCAGCCAGCTCAGTGCTGCTGTACGGACTGACAATTTCATACGCACTGCCACCACTGAGTACCACGCCACCGTTGGCGTAGAACCGGATGTAGTTGTGTCCGAACTCCAGCACGTAGGCTTGCTCGGTGCTGTACTCAAACGGGATCAAGCGTACCTGCTTGCTGGAGTCCTTGACCTCATTGACAAAGCGCGTGCCGGGGCGTTTGCGAGCAGGGCCATGGATCTGGGGGAGGAAATTGATCAGAGTGTCGCAACCATTGCGGTACTTCTCAAGGTCAGCACGCCCCTTGAGCTGCGGAGACAACTCGCCCGCGTTGAACGAGTTTTGCATCGGAGAGGCTTTTGGCATCTCAGTACCTCACTTCAATCCACTCGTCTTCTTCAAAGACCTGCGGTGGGTTTTCTTGACCGTCTGTACGTTTGGCGGCGATCAGCGCCTCTTGGTAGATGGTCCAGTAGAGCTTGCGGTCGTTTGCAGACTTCTGGGTCAGCGGCTCGCACAACTCATGGGCCAACCGAGCCGCGGCAGCCTCGACGAAATGGATGTCGTATTCGTTGGGGTCTGTGGCTTTGCGGATGTAGCGCACGTACAGGACGCTGTCATTGGCAAGAATGTGACCAGATTCAACCTGGTATTCGCCCGTTGACAAATCTCGCACTTCAAGAATGCGCAGGCTGTCAGCAGGGATGGGGAATTTGTAAGCGAAGCCCCACGCTGGGGTCTCGGTTGATGCGGCAAGAGCCGCACGCTTGACGGCAAAGTTCCAAGGGTGCTCACGCAGAACTTCGTCTCGAATCAGCGACCAGTTGCGATTGCACAGATTGGCAGATTTGGTTCCGTCTTCCAAACTGGTGATAGGACCATGGCCCAACTTGTCGAGAGCCTTGTTGCAGATGTCGACGACTGATGGCATGGTGTCACCTCAGAAAAACCAAAAGCAGGGAGCCGAAGCCCCCTGCTTGAACCCTAAAGATTAGGGAGCCGAGAAATACAGGTCCACGATGCAGGTGCCGGAGCTCGGGAGAGCGGCGGCGCCAACAGTCAGGATCACGGTTTCAGCAGCGGACAGCGGAGCGTCATCCACAGCAGTCGACACACCGAACAAAGTCGGGGCGGCGGCGGTGAACACAGCAGCTGCACGATATTTACCAGCAGTGCCGGAAATACCAATTGCCACAGTGGCGGTAGAACCAAGGGTTGCAGAGGCGTTGATCACGCCATAAGCAAACGCGTAACCGGCGGGCACGCTGGCCAGAACCACGGTATCACCATCAGCCTGGGAAGCCAGGGTGATGGTGGCGCGGAAACGGCGCAGACGGCCACCGACCACGGCACCGTTGGCCATAGTGGTGGGGGTGGTCGACAGACCAGAGACTTCAGAAGCGTAAGTTTGAGCCATGATTTTTCACTCCTTCAAATTAGGCTTCCGAGCACAGGATCTCGACAACCTTCTTCTCTTCGGTACGGGTGGCACCAAAGGTACCCTTGACGTACACCTGAGTCGAGTAGGACTTGTCGGCGCGCTGGTCGATGCGGCTGTTGATATCGTTCCACATGCCGAGGTGCATGCCGGACTTGGCCCAGGCCACAACACGACGGTAGCTGGAAGCGTCAGTGCCCAACAGTTCGGTGTGGATGAACTTGAAGCCCATGAACGTGTCAACCTGACCCTGCACCAGCGCTTTCACGCTGTTGTAGTCGGCGGAGGTGACTTCGGTGGTGCCCAGCAGATCGTCCAACTGCTTGGCAGTCACGGCGATGTACAGGGGGTCCATTTCGACGTCAACTTCGTTCGACAAGAGGATCTTCTTGGCAGAACGCAGCTTGGCGACGGTCAGGCCAGCGGGGGTGCCGCCAACGCCAACTTGCTGGGTAGCAGTAGCGAAAGCAGTGCTGGTCGTGCCGTTTTCACCGGTCTTGGAAGTGCCCAGAGCAGCGGAGATGATCAGCTGATCCATGGCACGGCCCAGAGCGTAGGCGCCGTTGATTGCGTAGGGGCTGGTCGGGTCGATCAGCATGCGCAGTTTGTCCTGATCGTCGATCAGGTCGGCCCACTCGTAGTCCGTCGGGAAGACCCAACGTGCATCGTGCGGGGTAGAGATCAGCGGGGTGTCGCTGTGACGGCTGGTACGAGCCTGGGCGGTCACCGAGCCGATTTGCTCGACGGCCTTGGCGGCTTTGCCGGTGTAGGAACCGACGGTAACAGCATCACGCAGCTTCGAGCCACGCTGCTGAAGCAGCAGACCGACGTTAGTCGTGTACTGCTGTACAAACGCAGTGGAAATTTGGTCACTCATGGTGATACTCCAAAAAGTTGATGATCAAATCAAAGAACCGACGGATGATTTGACTTATCCACCAAGAGTGGGGTCAGGATTTCCAGGTGCGGTGCTGTCGGTTGTCCGTTTGGGCCGGAGCGTTACGCGCTTGGGTGGTGAGTCCGGTAATTTCTCACCTTCATTGCAGTCTAGCACATATTTTTCCAAATGTGTACAGGCGGCAGTGATGTAGTGAGGCTCCGAGAGACTGACTCTCGTAGCCTGTGGCACAACCAGCTTGAGCAACTCAAGCCGAAGAACTTCACGCTCCATGAGCGAACTCCATGAGGCGCTTCATCTTGGACACAGCGTCAGGGTTACCGTTGAGGTATTCACCCATGAAGCCCTTGTCCATCTTGAGGTCAGCGATTTGCTGTTTGGCGGAGGCAGGGGTCAGACCAAAGGTCGTACCGCTACGCTCACCACCCTCGAAGCTCGGCTCGCCCATCTTGGAGCCAACCGCGGCAAAGAGTTTGAGCATGTCAGCCGTGCCCAGTTTACTTTCAATGGCGTCGAGCTGCTCGGCGTTGTAACCAAGGGCGGCCACTGCACGCTTGCCAGCGTCGATCTGACCGTCGTAACCCTGACCCCACTCACGCTTGAGCTCGGCAATGGCACGCTCAGAGTCAGCCTGGGCCTGCTGCTGCATAGCCTGCAGTCTGGCACCACTCATCTCGTTCCATGCGTCAAACAGCGATGCTGCTTGCTTGCCGTTCAGACCAGCCTTGTGGGCGTTCTGTTTGAACCAGTCGGCCAGATCCTTGTCTGCACCATCGGGCATCTTGAGGTCGTACTTGTCAGCCGAGTCGGGGCGACCCAGTTTGCCAAAGAAGGCGTCCAGTGCAGCTTGGTCCGCACCTTCGCCAGGCAACTCGATCAGGTTTTTACTGCCGCCTGCGAATTTCTCCAGGTTGCGGTAGCTGTTCAGGATGTCGCTTGGGTTTTGCCATCCTTTGTTGGTCACGTAGGCGTTGGTGTCCTCATCGAACCCAGCGTTCCACGCCGTAGGGGCGCCAGCAGTACCAGCGGCTCCAGCAGCACCGCCAGCGGTGCCACCGTTATCGCCCGCGAGGGCGGCAGTAGCTTCACTCATTTGAATTTTCCTCAATCAAGTTGTAAACCTCCTCGTCGGTCAACTGAAGGTGAGCCTGGATTCGGCACCACACCTCGCGTCGACCTTCAAGGAGATACGTCGCCTGGACATTGTTGACGTCTGCTGTGGGCTGGGTAGCCCGGCAGAATCGCCGCAGGTCGGCCAGGACTTTTCGACCTTCGGGATTATTGAACGTCTTCTGGTACGCCGTCTTGCGGCGGAAAAAGAGTGGTGGCAGTTTGAACAATTACTGTCCTTGGAGTAGAGCCTGGGCCTGAGCAGCGTCCTTCATGGCGCCTGCAAGTGGTTGGGCTGCCTGCATGGCCATCATGTCCTGCTCTTGCTGTGCGCGTTGCTGGCGGATCGCGTTGACCGCGTCCGGGCTGCGCAGAATCGGGGTTGGTACGCCAGAGACCTCGGCAGTCAGTCGGGCCAGCTCGTCCTTGTCGAACACGTCCAGCACGGTCGGATCCATCTGGGCAAACGGCGCCAACAGCTCCATTGTGCGCTGCACACCGACCAGCTCTTCAGCACGCTGCATGCGGCTCATTGGCGAGTCGTACACGATCTCGAACTCACCATCGGCTTCACGCAGAATGTCCGGCATCGGGGGCAGCACGTTGTGGAAAGACAACAAGTCAAGCTCACGTTCGATCAGTGGGCCAAGGGCTTCAGATTGCTGGCGGCCCATGGTGGGCGTGAGCAGCATGCCTTTTTCCTGAGCACGGATCAGAGCTTCGGTGGCCGTCATGCGAGGGGTCTCGACCAGAATCTGGAAGAGGGTCACCAGGAATGCGTCATCGATGGCCATGCGTCGCTGTTCCATCTTGGACTCGGCGATGTCGACGCGAGCGCCCGTATTGAACGGTTGCATCATGGCCTGACCGTTACGGTTCACGCCACCCACGTTCAAGCCACCTGGCTTCATGTTGACAGTCATTGCCCCACCACCCAGGATGCCGTCATCGTGCAGCAGGATTGGTGGGTCAACCAGTTTGTGAACAGCCCGCATGTCGGTCTTGCTCATTTCATTGAGCATCTTGATGTCGGGCAACGCCATCATGGCGGGGGAGCGTCCGTAGATTTCGTCAGGAGCAGTCACGTATCGGCTGACGGAGTACGGGAAGCTGGTGTAGCCGCCTTCCGGGGCCACCATGACTTTGTCGTCCACGGCGATGTAGTACGAGGCAAAGGGTTTGCCACGGGCATCGGCTCGCGTCGGATCATAGTCTTCGCGGGGTGCAACCACATGAAGGAACTCGAAGGTCTCGTTCTGACGAGTCGGGTTCTCAAGCGCCTTCATGATGCGCTCAGGCAGGTTCTTCTCACCGAAACGCTGCGCGGCCTGACGCGCAGTGTATTTGAAGCATCGGTAGACGGTGTCCACCATGCCTTGGTGATTCTCGAGAAGATAGATGTCGCGCAGGTTGATGCAGCGATAGCGCAGACCAACACCTGGCTCGTAATCGGTGAACAGGGCGCCAGTGCCGAACGCGCCCACGGATGTCCAGCGCTCATGGTTCTGGCCAGCGAAGTTCGCCTTAGGACTGTACCGGGCCTGGTACAGGATGTTGTTGACCTTGTAGAACCAGTCCTGCACTTCGAAGTCGCGGTTGAGTGCTTCGTCGGTGGTGCGCAGGTTGTGCCACTTCTGCTGGCGGGGTGTCAGCATCGAGTCCATGACCGATGCAAAGCGCTCAAGTGCAACCAGTGGCTTGGAGTCAAAAATCTTCTGGGTGCGTTTTTCACCGTCGGTGCGGGCACCCAGGAAGCCCATTTGACGCGGCAGCACGCGTTCGGCAATCTCTTCCCAATGGGTTTCCCAATTGCTGCGGTTACCTTTAAGCGACTTGTATCGCTGCAGAATGATTTCGACTTTGCTCATTTATTCCACCCATCCTGTGAATCCTGCCGTGATTGTCGCACCTTTGTCCACAGTTGCAATATACCCAACGATGTGACCAGCGGTCACAGGGAACGGCATGGCAAAGGTCACTGCTTGGGAACTGTCCTGCAGTGATACACCCGCCTGTCGATAAAACAAGCCCGTCTCCTGCTGATCGAGCCCGTCAATCTGGGTTGTCACCAGCTCGATAACAGCGGTCGTTGCAGCTGTGCCGCTAGAGCAGCCAGCGTAAATGGAGCTGACGTACAGACGCTTGCCGCGGGGCACACGCTTGAATGAGTTGTTCGTAGACCGAGCTCCGGTCATCAAACGGGAGTAGACGATACCACTGTGGCTGAGACTCACGTCTCCTGCGGTCACGCCGCCATTGCCTGCGGTGGCCACGTACATGGCCTGCACCCAACGGATGTCGGTCGCCACGGTGTTCACCGGCGTTGTGCCGTTAAGGGTCACAATCTCCACGGACATATCAAGTGTACCGTTCAGGTACTCGATGACCACTGTACGGGCGCCGCTGCCAGCGACCGTGTCATTGGCACTGGTGCTGACAATCGACATCTGCACCGACTGGGGCACGTTCAGTGTCGTACCGTCTTGGTCACGCACCAGGGCGCGAGTCGTAGCCCCACCCAATACGACCTTGCCGTAGCTGGTGAACGGGTAGGCCCCGCGCACATTACCGCGAGAGATCTCCTGCTCATACGAGCCGGTTTTGAGGTACTGCTGCTGCCAGTGGTGGTCGAGCGTCACGATCAGCGGCCCAGGAGCTTGGCGGTGCCCATGCGCTGGTCATCGGTGAGCTTGCCGCCCAGCGTGGCTCTGCCGACAGTGGGGGTCAGCGAGCCCAAGTCTGACTGGGAGGTGAGCATTGTGGAGGCACGACCGGAGGCCGCACGCTCACGCATACGGGCCGAGTCGGCGGCTGCCTGCACCGCGGGGGTGGCCACAGACGGAGTGGGGGTAGGTGCAGAGACGGCAGCAGGAGCAGAGGCCGACGCGGGCTTGGCGCCCAGCAGACTGCCTACCGCGTTACCTACGGACTGGACGGCTTTACCGACAAAGGACATGGGTGTTCTCCATTAGATCACGTGGAAAATATATCATAGTCGCTGTCTGCGACCCTGCCAGCCATACGAGCCATGCGCTTGTTGATCCCCCCGTCCAGGCGTGCAATACGCTGGGCGAACGTCAGGGCCAGTGCATCGGCATCGTCTGGGGAGGCCAGACCTCGCTTCTTCATGGAGTCCTTGGTCTCCAGCTTGATCTGCCCCTTGAGGTGGATACTGTACTCCGGTCCGGTCAGGTCGTCAATCAGGGCCTGATCGTTGTCGATGCACCCGATGGACAACCACTCGCGCATCTCGCCCCACATCTCGGCTCGCTTGTTCAGGTACTTGTCGGCGTCCTCGGCCTTCTCGCCGGACTGCACCTCGATCACCCGGTAGCCCAGCTGCTTGAGACGGTCGACCACCCCGCCGCCGACGCCGCCGCCGTCCACGAACACGGCGTCCGGGTTGTGCTTATCGATGAGCGCTGCTACGCGGGAGGACAGCTCCATGGTGTCCACGCCGCGCATCTTCGTGGCGGGCATTGTGCGGGCGTCGCGTCCCCGGCGCCAGCGGATCACGCTCTCGTCGTCGCCGAACCGGGCCACGTCCACGGCCATGAGCAGGGGCGCTCCGCTGTCTTCGACCAGCTCACGGGCTGCGGCTGTGTCCGCGGTGTCGCGTCCGATGAACTGGTTCGAGCCGGTCCTGGGGAACTGACCCTTGACTTCGACTCGGGTGACGTCGTGGTCTTCGCCGTACTTGTCGGCGATGCGTTGATAGACCCCACCGTCCACGCCTTCGACGGTGCGCGAGTCTACGTACCGGTTCTCCCAGAACGCCCGGTCTTTGTGGAAACACTCGAAGAACCGCCCGGTGTTGCGTCGCGGGTTCGAGATCGCCAGCCACAGCCTCAAGGGGGCCAGGTCCGTAAAGAACCCCTCGGTCACCTGCCAGATCGGGTCAGGGATACCGGAGGCTTCGTCGAACTGGACCATCATGCCGATCTGGCTGTGGGCACCGGCGAACGCGTCCGGGTTCTCTTCGGACCACGACTGTGCGTCGACGTAGTAGTACTGGGTGTCGATCTTGAGCTGCTGCTGCACGAGCTCGGAGAACCACTTGGTCGGGCGCAGCGCGGTGCTGCTCTTGTCGAACCAGTGGGAGTTGATGGACATGGTGTGCCACTTACCCAGCTCGGCCATGGTACGACTGACCAGCTGCTTTTCGGTGTTGGCGGTCACGATCGTCGTGGCCCCGAGCCAGCAGCTCATGACCCAGACGTCGAGCATCGAGAGCCACGCGCTCTTACCGATCCCCCGGCCAGACGAGATGGACAGGTACACGGGCGTCGGGGGTAGCCCGATGCGCTGCTTCTCCAGGTCGAGCATCAGGTGGTCCCCGATGCGCTGGAACTCGTCCCGCTGCCACGAGCGTGGGCCGTCGAGCTTCTCCAGCGGTGTGCCCTTGACGCCCCAGGGGAACGCATACAGGGCAAAGCCCAGCGGGTCGTACTTGTACTGCAGCAGCTGTGTGATCAGCGACTGCTCGTTCTTACTGGGTCCTTGCTTCATGGGATCTCTCTGGCGGTCACGTCGACGGTGCGCCTGTTGTCCACCCGAGCCTGGGCCTGGGCCATGGCCTCGCCCAGGTCAATGGTGACGTTCTGCTCGATCTGCTTGACCTCGCCAAACCGTTTCCTGTTCCACACACCCAGCAACCACTTCCTGGTGTTGATGCGCAGGGTCGAGCGTTGGACATCTTCAAGCGTGTCATCGGCGTCCGCGATCTCCAGCATCTGCGCGGCCACGACCTCGGCGCCGATCTCCTGGGCCTGGTAGTACTGGGCTTTACGGTTCTCGTCTTTGTGGACCCACGCCAGAAACCGGTGGTAGTCGATGGAGCGGTGATCGGCTTCGAGGGTTGCGCTCAGGGGCTGACCTGCGGCAATGTCAAGCAGGGCACGCTCGAAGATCGCCTCGTAGGCAATCGAGTCGAGGTGCAACCTCGCCCGTTTTCCCTCAGCGACGAGTTGTGCGTGCGATTGTTGAGCACGGGTATCAGGATTGTCGGGATCGACATCCTTGTCTTCGGGGATCAGCCACGATGGCATGACCTCCGTCTGAAGGGGAGTGTCTTGGTTCATGGGGGCAGTGTATCAGTTCGAGTTGGAAATTGGAATTTCAAAATTTTTTGGAATTTTTTGGGGCTGAGTGTCTAGGTTGTCCATTGGGTTTTCATTTTGATTTTTGAATCCCGGTGTCTGGGATACCTCCCCTGTCAATATCCGCCGCCGGACTTGGGGCCCCACGCCCCCCTGCCGCTGGCCACCGGGCCAGGCCGGGGCTAGGGGAAGCGCACCGCGGGGGCCAGGGCGCCGGGGGAAGCCTGGCCACCCAGGGCCACGGCATGGCCACCGGTGACCCAGTGGCCGAGGCGACTTTAACCGATGACCATTATGTAAAGGGATCTGACCCAATGGCCAGGCATTGATTGACCGGAAACCGGGGGCCATTGGGTCAACTGACCCAGCGGACCGGCTTTCCCATTGGACTATTGACAAACTGACCCAATGGCCGGGGGTTTCTGTAATTGATGACCCACTGGAACACGGGAGCTGCGAAAACGCCGGAAGCAGTGACAAACTGTCTCCGCGCCGGCGAGCGATTTTCTAAACGACTTTTTTAAAAGCACTAGAAATCTTTTTGCATATGTACGTTTTGAGACAGTTTGTCACTGCAACAAATCCAGAACCCCAGAACCCTGGACCCATTGGACACAATGCACCCACTGGCCACCCATGGCCACCCAGAACCCGGGAAACCATAAGGGAAAGCACCTAGTAAATAATTGTTGACCCATTGGACTAGAGTTATGTTACAATGCACCCACGGCCACAAAATCGAGCCGTTAACCTAGGAGCTGATGACATGACCAAAAGCGAAGCCCGCGAGCTGCAAAAAATCGAAACCCTGATGACCCTGGGCATGCGCGACACCGCCGCCCGCTCGCTGTCTGCCCTGATCCGCGCCACCCGTAGCCGCGCTACCTCATTCGAGCTAATGCAGCGAGCCGTGAGCCTGGACCTGGTGCACCTGCCCGACTTTATCGTTTGATTAACCCCGCCCGGCGAGAGCCGGGCACCACCTGGAGATGAGACCATGAAACGCTTTTTAATCGAACTGACCCAGGCCACCGCGGCCGCCCTGATCCTGCTGCCCCTAGCGCTGGCCTATTTCGACATTCTGACTTTTTAACCCCTGGAGATGATGACATGAAAACCCCAAATCCCGCTATCGATCTTCGATTTGCTGCCGACCGCCTGGGCGCGATCAAGGCCAAAATTGCCGACCTGGAAACCGAAGCCGAGATTTTCAAGGGAGCGCTGATCCTGTCCGGCGCCGAAGCCGTGGAAGGCGACAAGTACCGCGCTGCCGTTTCACACTGCCCTGGCCGCGTGATCATCAACTGGCGAGCACTGGCCGAGCACCTGGGCGCCACGCCTGCCCTGGTGGAGGAATTCACCGAAACCGGTACACCCTTTTCCACCGTGCGCGTGAGCGCTCGCCGGGGGGTTTGATCATGCGCGAGATTGACTACACCCGCAAACCCAGCATCGTGACCATCAAGGCCGCGATTAAAAAAGCCAACGCCGACGGGGTAACGTTCTTATCTCTTCAGTGGGGCGAGAACCGGATCCTTATTGAAAAGACCCAGTGGGGGTGGATCGGTACCGGTTGGATCGGTAAGCATGGCGGCCAGGATCTGGCAAACCTGCTGCAGCGGGGCGCACTATGAACCCCATTGACGCTAAATTCATGCGCGAGCACTTCACAATCGTGCATGTGGGCCAGGCGCCGCGCCGCCCGTTTACCCAAAACCCGGCCACCCCGCACCCCGATGCTGACAATTACCGCGAGCCGCTGCCCCTGGGCGACGCCATCGCCTGGGCCATCAAGACATTAAGAGACCCAGCCGCCGACCAGTGGGCCAAAACCTGGGCCGCTGATGAATTGACGATTGCATGGGATAACCACGAGGAAAACCAACTATGAAATACCACTTTATCCATTCGAGCGCAAACCGGAAAACCGGGCCGATCCCCGTGACCTATTCCCAGCGCGAGACCTGCCCCCCGAGCTGCCCGCACTACCGGGCCGATTGCTATGCCGAGGATTTTCTTACCCGCTTGGCATGGGATAAGGTCCCCGCCCGCGGGGGATCCCTGGGCGAGCTTTGCGCGAGCATTGCCGCTCTGCCTGCTGGCCAACTATGGCGCATGAATATCGCCGGAGACCTGCCCGGCCAGGGGGAAGAACTGGACCCCGCGGCCCTGGGTCAAATAGTGGCCGCCAACGCTGGCCGCCGGGGGTTTACTTACACCCACAAGAAAACCCCCGAAGCCCTGGAGTGGATCCACCACGCCAACGCCTGGGGGTTTACCGTTAACCTGAGCGCCGATGACGTGGGCGAAGCCGACGCCCTGGCCGACACCGAAGCCGGGCCAGTCTGCGCCATTGTCCCCAGCGATACACCCGAGAAAACCTACACCCCAGCCGGGCGCACCGTTATCGTATGCCCCGCGCAAACCCGCGAGGGCGTGAGCTGCGTTACGTGCCAACTGTGCGCGCGCCCCGACCGCGGGGTGATTATCGGATTCCGCGCCCATGGCACCCGCGCCAGGGTGACCGATGCCAAAGCCCGCCGAGTAATCCCTATCGTGAAAGCCTGACACCATGACACAACACACACCGGGCCCATGGAATATTGGCCCGCATCAAAGAATCATTAGTTGCGGTTGGTCAATTCGAATCCCATACGACGACAGTGCAATCGCATATGTGCTGGGCGAAAAAAACCCCGAGATGCAATCTAACGCTCGCCTAATTGCTGCCGCGCCCGACCTGTTAAAAGCGCTGCAGCGACTCACACACCCCGCCGCTGATGACACCGATTTACAAAACGCCCTGCAACTCATTGAAAGCCTGAAACCATGAACACCCCCGACCAAAAAAAGAAAATCGCCGCTTATATGGCCGCGCTGCGCCGCGAGAAGCGCACGCCCCCGACCCGGTTCTATCCCAAATTTATCCCGGGCATGACCACGGGCGAATACATCCGCCGCTTTCGTGGCATGAACCCCCAGGCCGAGCAACAAGGGCTGATTTTCCGGGACTACGACCCCGACACCCTGGCCCGCGAAGCTGCGTTTTATGACCCCGTAACCCCGCTCTGCCTGGAGGAGGTGAACCCATGACTTTCTATCATTCGAGCATGACCGACCGGGAGCTGATCCGCGCCGCTGAGAGCATGGAAAACCCATTTACCCGGTTTCTATCTGGCCGCCTGGCCACCCGGGCCGACCAGCTGCGCGAGGTCCAGGCCCTGGCCGACGTGAGCCCGGATCTACCCCCGACTGGTGACGACTGCCTGGACCGCCTGGAGAGCATCGCTGCAATAGTGGCCAGGGACTGACCCCGGCCACCCTTAACCCGCCCGGCCACCGCGCCGGGCTTTTTAACCCCCTGGAGATTGAAACCATGACCAACGAAACCAGCCACCACGGCCACGAAACCACCACCCCCTGCCCTACCCCTAGCCCCGCCGACCTGGAATCGCTACGGGCCCGCCTGGGCCTGTCTGTCCCCGGCCTGGCCGCATACCTGGGCGCACCCGACCCGACGCTGCGCAAGTGGATGAACGGCACCCGCACGCCCCCCGCCGCCGTGGCCCGCCTGGTGGAGGTCCTGGGCCTGGTTGAAGCCCTGGCCCCCGCGGTGCACGCTGCGCTGATGCCCAGCCGCCGACGCGCTGGCCGCCCGCGAGGCCCGCGCCCTGCCGCCCGGGCTGAGTGAGTTTTTGGGCCACCACGGCCCTATAGGGGAAACCCTGTACCCTTTATCAAAATTTCCTGGCGATTTCGAAATCCGAAAATTTGAGCCAGGCAAAAAGAGACCCCCACCCTCTTGCGAGACGTGGGGGTTTTGATTTTCTGTTCGGTGATTTTGGTACGAACTGTTGTTTTATTGCAACACAGTTTTTGCGGAATCCACTGCTGTGGCTCGCTGAGAATCAAAGCGAGAGGACCTGCGGTCTCCCCCGTGGATCACTTCCTGCACAGTCTCCAGCGTGGTAAACCGTAGACCGCAGACTTTGCACTCGTATCGGCGACGTGAGCCGCCCGAGTCGCGCTCGCGTACCTCAAGGCAGTGCACCCGTGTCTGGCACTCGTAGCACTTCATTTCATTTCTCCTCTTGATAGGATGGCTTCGTAGTACCGGTAGGGCGGCGGATCATCATTCCCTTCAGATAGTCGCTCAATGCCCTCACACACCTTAGCACACGCCTCTCGTTCCTCTTCAATGGCTTTACGTGCAATGTCAATAGCATGAACGGCGAACTCTTTGCGCTCTTGCTCAACTGCTGCTGCGGCGACAAGGGCGGCGAAACGTTCAAGTTCCCGGACAACATCCGATTGCCATTGCTTCATGTGAGGGTTGTCGTACCCCATTAGCTCAAGGATGTTTGCCTCCCGCGCCATGCGGATGATGTCTTGCTTATTCATGATGTTCTCCTGTGGCGTTGGCGATGGCGACGCGGGCGTAGTGCGCTGGGTCGCTCATAATTTCATGATGGGTGCGCTCATCAAGGCCGGTTGAAATTAACTTTTGCAACGCCTCCAGCAGATCGGGCGCTGCGGCGATCAGGCGGGCGTTGGCTTCTTGGATAGATCGGCGCTCATCGCTAACTGTCTCTGCAATCAGCGTGGCGACATCCGAGTAATGCGGGGTGTACGGCGCTCCGTCTGCTTGGGCGACATAAAAGCGCCAGTCTCCATATTGCTGGCTGCGGCTGTATGTCCACGGCCCCGGTGTGTGCTTATTCATGATGATTTTTCTCCATGCGTTTGCATTCAAACACTCTGTCACCAACGTAAAACATCCCCATCTTTTCGCATTCATTTGCAATGGTTGTTGCGGATACAACCCAAGTCAAGCCTGCAACAGCAAGCAATATGAAAGTGCTTAACAGATGTAAAAAACCATCGCTCATGTGTTTTTCTCACGCAGCTTGGTTTCAATCCCCTTGTAGAAGCCAATGATGTCCTGCAAATCAACA